GCAGACCCGATATATTAACTGCGTCGGCAGTGTTTACAATTTTGCCAATGGAACTGTTAACGCGAGCAACGGCCGTTTGTGGGGTGCGAGTGATGGTGCGTTTAGTAACTACATGCCGGTATGGGGAGGTACGTTTACAGGTACAGTGAATACAGTACCCGGAACTGGATGGATAAGTGATGCTGGTGGTGCTCAAGGTCCATTTCAAGTACAAGGCCAAAATGGTCAAGGCGCCAAAATGGCATTTCATCATAATGGATCATTCGCTGCGTATTTTGGATTGGATCAAAATAACCAATTAGCTTATGGGGGATGGAGCTGCGGTAACGTGTCGTGGAGAGTGATACACGAAGGAACAGTTAATCCCTCACTTAATGGCACGGTGACTTCATCCGGTCCTATGGATGCTGTTGGTCAATATTACGGCCGATTAGGAATAGGCGGTGCAAGGAGTAATACATTCAGCATCTATTGGGATGGTCGTGCTTGGTGTATGATTGATAATAGTAATATGGGTCAGTTCTCAGGTGTCTCTGATTATAGAGCGAAGAAAGATGTCGAACCTCTAAAGAGTATGTGGGATGAGATTAAAAAGGTAGTACCAATCAGTTTCAAGTTTAATGACTGGACACCTGAATGGGAGAAAGAGACACAAGAGAAACGTGCAGTTGAAGAGAATAGAGAAGTGAGGCCATTCATTGTCGGTAGTAATATGACTGAGTGGGGATTTATCGCTCATGAATTACAAGAGGCATTGATACCGACAGTATCTTCAGGTTATAAGGATATTCAGAAGGCAGTCCAAGTACCTAACCCTCTCCCGTTGATAGCGATGACGGTGAAGGCATTACAAGAAGCAATCGCTCGTATAGAAATCATCGAAGGGAAGTTACAATGACTGACGAACAACAGGGTATCAGTCAGAAGGTCGAACAGAACGTGCGTATGCTCATTGGTGATCTGTATATGCAGCTTATCGTTATGAAGGCGCAGATGGAGTATCAACAGCAGCAACCAATTCCAACACAAGCGACGAATGGACACGATCACGAAAAGCGAACAACTCTATAGGAGTTTATATGTATAAAGCAGTGCCGTTCGTGTTACTGCTATCAGGGTGTACAACGATTGGTGGTTGGCTTTATCCTGATGCTAGAACGAACGCTGCTATATACGGTGTACCTGATGCAGTTGTAGTAACTCGACCACCTGAGTTGTATACAAGAGCGGAGATTGATGCGATCAATGCGGATATGATGTGTCGAACATTAGCACGTAATCCCGTACAGATACAGAGATGTGGTGTTAGACGGTGACTAACTACATTGTAAAAGAAGACGGACTAAATGACAGGTTCTTCAAGTCGAGAGCTAAGATACGAGTTCTTGGTGGCGGCTTTGCTAACGGGAAGACTGCTAGTGCGTGTATTGAAGCACTCAAATTTGCCCGTGACTATCCGGGTTCAAATGGGCTTATGGCACGCGCAACTTATCCTAAACTTAATGATACTTTACGTAAGGAGTTTATCAAGTGGTGTCCGAAGCAATGGGTTAAGAATTTCCCATTAGGACAGAACTCCAGTAATATGTGTACGTTGAAGAATGGCACTACGATTAACTTTAGATATATGCAGCAGCAGAGTCGTGGTGATGAAGCTGCGACGAGTAACCTACTCAGCGCGACTTACGATTGGATTGTAGTCGATCAGATTGAAGACCCTGAAATCGTACATAAAGACTTCCTCGATCTGATGGGTCGTCTACGTGGATCAACGCCGTATATTGGTGATGACCCTACGATGCCACATACTGGTCCGCGTATGATGATTTTAACCTGTAATCCTACGAGGAATTGGGTATATAAGAGACTCGTGCATCCATTTCATATGTACACGGAGAGAGGTATTATAACGAATGATCTTATAGTATTAAGAGATAAGGACGGTAAGCCTATTAAGAAGGATGACAAGGTACAACTCTTGATGGATGTAATTGAGGGTAGTACGTATGAGAATGCCCACGTACTAGAGCCGGATGTCATTCAAGGTCTGGAGTCCACTTATACCGGACAGATGAAAGACAGGTTTCTATTAGGTAAATGGGCAGCTTATGAGGGTCTCGTATATCCTCAGTATAATGACGTGACACACAGCGTAGAACATACGGATGTAATGCAGCTATGGAATGGTCTCATTGATAAAGGATACATGATCCCGGTGATCGATGGCTACGATTTCGGTATTGCTGTCCCATCTTGTTATCTGACGGCGTTTGTTGATGATGACGGGAACGTTATTATAATGGACGGATTTTATAAGAGCGAGATGGGAATTTTAGAACAGGCGGATAAGATACGATCGATTAGACAGAGATGGGGATTACCACAGGAGCAGGATTGTTGGGCTGATCCTAACATCTTCAAGCGATACGGTGGTAATAGTGGTAATGTAAATGAGACAGTGGCTAGTCAATTTGCTAATCTCGGTGTCCCTATGCGTCGTGGTAATAACGACATTCTTGGTGGAATTGTCAAAGTCGGAAGTTATCTCACTGTTAGTCGTTTTCATCGTAATCCTTTTACTGGTGACTTCTCTGCTCCTCACTTATACGTATCTCGTAACCTAGACTGGTGGATTGATGAGATAGGTGGTTACTATTGGGATAAGGATAGTAAAGGTGAGCGTGACGATAGGCCGAATGATCGTAATGATCACGCGATGGATACCACGAAGTATATGCTCACTAAGTTAGAGGCTATCGCTCGACTTGATCCACGACATAATCAGGAAGCTGGTTATCTACAGTGGATGGAGCATGACATTAAAGAGACTAGATCGCGTAAGTGGCGTCATGGAAGAGAACGCACACCTCAAATGAGCGAGTTACTGTAATGGAACCCGATGACGTTGCAACTGCGGCTATTAGTGAGAGCCTTACGGAAGCCGGTGTGAAGCCCGAGAAGGGTAAACAAGTATACGAGCCGTCTTATAAGGTGATGCAGGATACTAAAATCCCTGTATCGAAACAGATGGGGAAACTGTGGAAAGCGAGGCGTGATCAGGCGAAGGCGAAGTTGAAGAATGAGGGTATCGCGGACGCATGGGATGAGTGTATTAGATATTATAATAATGATCAGGTAACTCATAGTAATGTTGAAGGCAGTCCTAATGTATCAAGGATGTCTCGGAAAGGTACGGGTATTAGTGATGAACACATTGAGACGGAGAACGTTGTATTTGCCAACACTACCGCTCTTGTACCAGCAACATACGCCAAAAATCCCGATGTCGAACTTACCCCGAATGATAAGCAGGATGAAAAGAGCACCAAGTTCTCGACAACGTGCGAGAGACTGGTTAATGCTCTCTTTGCAAAGAAAGTCTCACCGGGGATTAATCTAAAGCCTAAAGCTCGTAAGTGTATCATTATGTGTACACTTACTAATGTTGCGTATCTTGAATTAGGATGGACGGATAAAGAGGATAGCAGTGAGGCAACGCTTAATGAGATACAGTTTGAGGCTGAGAGACTAGCTAAGGCGAAGGATATACAGGAGATCGAGGAGATTGAAGGATGTCTCGCAGCACTTGAGGACAAGATCAACGTATTAAGTCCGAGTGGTCCTTGGTGTAAGTTCCGTCACCCTAAAGATGTCCTCCGTGATCCCTCCACGACCCATAATGATTTGACTGACTGTAATTGGTTGATGATCGCAGACTTTGTACCGACTAACCTGCTACGAGCGATATACTTTAAGAAGAAGGAGGACAAAGAGGACGAGTGGGAGTCGATATACGCACCGACGCATATATTGAATGCGAAGTCGAGTGGTGGACATGACGAAGAGATTAATAACTTCTCGCTATTAGATGGACATAAAGATTACCACAGCTATGGATATGATGATGAAGAAACGTTTGACAAAGCGAAGTACACGAAAATCTGGAGAGTTTACGATAAAGTCACACGACGGCTCTTACTCTTTAATGATAAGAACTGGTCGTGGCCTATATGGGTATGGGACGACCCTTACAATCTCACCAATTTCTTCCCGGTCTGTTGTCTGGAGTTTTATACCGATCCAGAAGGTGACTATGCACGTTCTGAAGTAATGTACTATCTCGATCAACAGGATGCGATTAATGAGATAGCTAGTGAGCGTAGGAGAGCCATAGCGTGGACACGTAAGAACCTGTTCTACGATATCGATGCGATTAAAGACCCTGCTATTATATCCGCCTTCCTTAGTGGTGCTGAGAAAGGTGGAGCAGTTGGCGTGAAGATACCAGATGGAAAGAAGATACAGGACTTAATCTTCTCTGTGCCTCCTCCGTCTGGTCAATTTATGCAGCTCTTCGATAGTCAGCCGTATCTACAGGCAATCGATCGCGTATCATCTGTAACGAATGTGATGAGAGGTGTGGAGTATAAGACCAATACGACTAATAAAGCCATCGAGTCATACGAGTCACAAACACAGACACGCCTTGATGAGAAGATTGATCAGATTGAGGAGTTCATCGGTAATGTAGGGGCGGTATTACTAGAACTGTGTGTAAGTAAGATGCCTCCTGATATGGTAGCTGCACTCATTGAGGATAAGAGTGCTGAGATATGGGGAGCGTTGACACCTATGTCTCCTCAGGACTTCCAATCGAAGTTCTCATTACGCATGGTCGGAGGTAGTGCATTAAAGCCTACTGCTAGAGCGAAGAAGGAAGAAGCTGTACAAATTGGTCAGGTACTCGGACAGTTCGGTAAATCTGTCCCTGCATCCATACTTGTAATGATGCGTGTATTTGAGAGAGCGTTTGATGAGATCGTTATAACAGAGGAGGATTGGGCACTCATTAGAGCATCGATTGAGAAACAACTCGCACCCGAAGAAGGTGGAGAACAACAGCAAGGCGGCGATCAACTTGCTGAGGTTGAACAACAGATAAACCAACTACCTCCACAGGCGAAACAAGCTCTTGGAGCAGCTATGGCTAAAGGTGTACCCATCAGACAAGCGATGGAAGAGATAATGATGCGGGTACAACAAGGTCAACAGAATAGAGTTCAGGAGATCGCTAATACTTCGGCAACACCGAAGCAACCATCAATAGCACGAGGACAACAAAATGGCGCCCCGCAGGGAATCCCTCAACAATGAGGTAGACGACCAGATGCTCGATACAGTACCGGGTCTTGAGGAAGATACTGGTAGTGATAATTTCGATAATGTACAAGAAGCAGATAATGTTAGTGAGCCACAACAACAGCAACAACAGCCACAAGACCCTACGCAACTACGTCAGCAGGACGAAGGACAGGTTCGCTACGATCAAGCTGGTAATGTTATTGATGCTCGCGGTAATGTTATTGCTCCTGCGGGTCGTGGTCGCAGGCTTGATGAGCAAAATAAGCGATATAGAGGATTGCTCGACGCTAAAGAGAAAGAACTCAATCAGTTAAGGATACAACAAGCAGAGTCGAAATACCTCAACGGAGCACCACAAAGTCTTGGACTATCTGCGGATGAGACTGCCGCAGCCCTTGACATGATGGCGCTATTCAAGAATAATCCTGGTCAACTCGTCCAGATCGTTTTGGCCGAGGCTTCAGCTAAAGGTGTTGATCTAAATAAATTACTCGGTCAGAACATAGGTACAGTTCAGACCGATGCTATTAAGAAGATGCTTGATGAGAGGTTTGCTCCTCTCGACAAGATGAATAAGCAGAACGCTGAGAACGAACGTGTTACTCAGGCAGTTCACACACGATATAATACATTTCTGACTAAATACCCTGACGCTGATCCGCATCAGGATGCTATCGCGAACTTAATGCGTACACAGGGTCTCAATGAAGTTGAGGCTTACTTTAGAGTACGCGAGTTTGCGCTTCGGAATAGGCTCAATTTTGAAGAGCCTCTTGGTCCCCAACTGCAACAGATATTGCAGAATGGTGAACAACAGCCGAGGCAACAGGCATCTCGTCGTCGTCCTATAGTTAATGGTCGTGGTGCTGTTAACGGGATGACAGAACGGAAAACAGAGGTTGCTTCACCAGATCGTTCTTATGCATCGATCATTGATGAAGCACTCGCAGAGTCAGGATATCAAGGCTAATGTCAACTCTCGCAACTGTTCTTAGCTCAACTCTCACGAAGTCTCGTGGGAAGTTGATCATGGCTGCTGTTAAATCCAATGCATTCGTAGCATGGGCAATGGCTACCAATCGCGTCGAGTATGAAGATGGCGGTTGGGAAATCACTAATCCTCTCACGGTAGGCCGTAATCCCAACGTAGGGACTTATGAGTATTACCAGACGCTTCCTGTCAATCAAACTAACGAATTTACGACTATCCGTTATGGATGGTCTAGATTTGCTGGTACGGTCATTATCTCTGAACAGGAAGAAGACGAGAATAGAGGACGAGCACAAATCTTCAAGTTGATGAAAGCGAAGATGGAAGTGCTTGAAGAGTCGATTAAGGAGCAGTTCTCTGCTTATCTCTACGCTGCTGGTGGTGGTACTGATCCACTCGGTCTTGCATCGCTAATCCCCGATGATCCAACTACTGGTTCACTCGCTGGTCTTAGTCGTGCAGCAGAACCTCAGTGGCGCACATCCTCCTACGACTTCAATGTCGGTGGCATTGATAGTACGAATATCGAGGAAGCCTTTGATGACGTGCTGATGGACCTTACTGTTAAAGGTGAGAAGCCCGACATCATCCTCTGTGGACGTAATCTCTATCGTATCTACCGCGCAGCTGTACGTGATAAGATCACGATCAATCTGAGCGAGTCGAACAGCGGAAAGAAGATGATGGACCTTGGCTTTAAGGGTGTCAGTCATCAATCTGTTCCGATGATGTACGATGAAGACTGCCCTGTGAATAAGGCATACTTCATCAACTCTAAATATCT